TAGGAGAAAAACAGTATGGCCGATAACAGTCTCGAGCAGGAACTGAACGAAATCAGGGACACGTTCTACGCTCAATTTCCAAGCGGTGGTGGAGCGGTGCAGTCGGAACCTGGATACTGGATCGCTCAAACTTATCCAGATCACCTGATCGTTTCCAAGGGACCAAAGTATTATTCAGTCCCTTATTCAAAAAGCGAAGACGGTCAATTGGTATTTCCAGACCAAACCGGATGGACTGAGGTCGAAGAGAACCGCCAATGGATGGAAGTCGCAAAGGCCATGCAGCTGCAGGCCCTAGAAGCATTCAAGGTCGGAGCTCGACATAGCTCTGAAGATCAAACCGCCCTGCAGAGTATTCATGACGGAGCGGTCGTTTTAGGAGCTTTGTGTCCGGATCCTACCAGGTACGATTTACCGAAATCAATGACGCCGGAAGAGATGCTTGTTAATTTTGGAGATCCGGCCGTCAAGCTCCTGGGAACTGAAGGAACGAAGACCAAGGTCGGTGGGTATCTGATCCGGTTTACAACCCCGAAAGATCCGGACCTGGAAGACGAATACTTTGACAAAAATACTGATTATGCTTTCGATTTCCCTGGGAAAACCAGGACCTGGTTCAATCACAGGATACCGGTGGTAACAAACGACGGAAAAAAATCAGTACTGAAGCGACGCCTGTCAGATGCCGACCTTACCATGGATGACATCGGCGTATTTATGACCGGTGTATTAGACGAAAGCGACGCATATGAAAAATTCCTGGCGGATTTAGCAAGGGCTGGAAAGCTGGGCCTATCAAGCGGAACCGCCAAACACCTGGTCGATCGAACGGCTCAAACGAACGGAACGAAGCACATCGACCTATGGCCAATAGGCCTGGACGCAAGCTATACCCACGCACCGGCGGAGTCAAGGAACCGTGTCGTGGAGCTCAAAAGTTTATTACCAGCGAAGGACGACGCAGAGGACAGCGATGCTGTCGCAGAGTCAGGCCTGGAGATCAAAACAGTAGTCAAACCAAACCAAAAAATAGGAGAAATCGAAATGGATAAGGATGAGTTTTTGAAAATTCTGGATGAGCGTGACGCTGCTCGCAAGGCCGACGAAGATGCGAAAGCACTCAAAGCAGCTGAGCTCAAAGCAGCTGAAGAGGCTGGATATAAGAAGGGCCTCGAAGAGATGAAAAACCTGAAGCGTGGTGGGTACGCTTATCACAAGGTTTCAGGATCCGTCGAAGGTGAAGACGAAGAGGTCAAATCATTCCTGCATTGGATCCGGACCGGTGACGACGTTCCGTATAAGGCTGCCATGCAGGGCCAAACCGACTCTGAAGGTGGTTATGCGGTGCCGGATGATTTCCACAGTCAGATCGTCGCAAAGCGGAACGAAGCCTCCGTCCCTTCGCTGATCGGCGTCCAACGTTTCCCGACCAGCCTGGATAAATATCCAGTACCGGTCGAAGCAACCGCTGCAACCAAATTCGTCGTCGCGGCTGAAGAGGCTAACTACGACGAAAACGAACCAACCCTGGGTCAGGTTCCGATTACTATCCACAAGATGACCAAACTCGTGAAGATTTCGGAAGAGCTGGAAGCCGACGCTCAAGCGAACTTCGGTGGGTATTTGGCTGGGATTTGGGGTAGGGCCATGGCAGCTGCAGACAACTATTACTACGTTGTGACAGGGACCGGAACCGGTATGCCTCAAGCGATGGCGGTCGGTGGAGCCCTAGGAAAGACCTTCGCAAACGCAACCTCGATCGTGGCAGCTGATATTCACGCCCTAATTCACGCAATGCCCGACCCTTACGTCGAAGGAATGGTTATGATTATGAGTCGAGCCGTTCTTGGCATCGTAAGAGCACTCCTGGTGGCGACTCCCTACGCCTTTATTGACTGGGTCGGTGGAAATCAAATCGATCCTACCAGGATAGGCCCTTCAGGGACCATCGGCGGAGTACCGGTCTTCACGACCAATGCCATGCCGACGGCGGTACCGGTCGTGACTGGAACGAAAACAGCCCTGCTCGTCAATCCCGCATTTTACGGTATTGCTGAGCGAGAAGGAATGACCGTCTCCAGGAACCCGTACCTTTACCAGCTGAGCGGACAGATCGGATTGTTCGCAAAGTACCGCCAAGGCGGAGCGGTTCTTCAGAGCGAAGCCGTCCTCTGGGGTATCCAGGCCTAAACCGGATAATTGAAATCGGAACTCAAACCAGGAAACCAACGGAGATAACAATATGGCACACGCATTAGCAGCTTTATCAAAATTCTTTTCAGCGATCGCTCCCAGCATAGGAACGATCGGAACGATGACACCCATCGAAGTGAACTGCGCCGGTTTTGACCGTGTTTGTTACGAAGCGGTCCTGGGAGTCGCAGGCGCCGGTGGATTATTCGATATGAAGGTCCAGGATAGCGCAACGACAGGCGGTGGTCTTGTCGATTTACCAAGCGCTGCGCTGGTACAGGTCACCAAGGCGCTCGGTGACTCAACCGTCCAGGTAATTGACTGCAAGGTCAACCCAGCTCGGCCGTTTCATAAGCTCGTCGTTGTAACGACGACCGGCGCTTTCCCAAACGGAGTGATCGCTCACCTGTATAACGGATCCGGATATCGGCCAGCTGCAGTAACCGCCGGAACTCAAGTTGTGATCGTTTAGAAATCGAGCCGACGGCTCATAGAATAGAGCCGGATCCGGAAGGATCCGGCTCGTAAACCAATCAACCTGAAGGATAATCATGCCTCCGATAAACGGATATGCGACCCTGAGCGACTGGAAGAACACGAAGGACATCGAATCGCTTGATAATGTCGACGACTCGGTAATCGAGCAATTGATAGAATCAGCCAGTCGTTTTATAGATGAGAAGACCGCTAAGACTTTTTACCCAAGGGTGCAAACCAGGTACCACAGCGTACCAAGCGGAGAGACAGATCCGGAAGAGCTGTGGCTGGATGACGACTTACTAGAAATCATCACGCTCACCAATGGGAATGGCGTCGTAATTTCGAGTAGTGATTATTACACGAAGCCAAGGAACGATTACCCTAAATACGCCATAGCCCTGAAGAGCTCTTCGTCAATTTCCTGGGCCACAGACGCCAATGGAAACTCGGAATACGTAATACCGGTCAATGCGTTTTGGGGTTTCCATGCGGAGTACAACCTTCGTGGATGGAAGATCGTCTCGTTGATTGATCACGAAGGCGGAATTACACCCACCAGGAACCCAATCGGAACCTTGGCTGCCGACATTGCTAAATTCAATGACGGCGACATCATAAAAATAGACAACGAAATTATGATTATTGCTTCTCACGGATCCGTGGTAGATCCGGATATTAACACCGGAATAACCGTCGTACAGAGAGGCGATAACGGATCGACGCCTGCGGACCATACCGACCAAATACCAATCTATGTGTGGCAGCCAATGCCGACGATCCGGATGGCCTGCATGGAAATTGTAAAATCAGCATACAGTCGGCGCTTCGGAACGAACACGACCGGAACTGCAATCATCACAGGCGCTGGAGTAGTAATAACCCCTGAAGAGGTGCCAGCATTCGCCTGGAATATTATCAATACTTATAAACCGGATGTCCCATGACACCGCTAATTCAAATCGCAAGGGTAGTAACCAGCATAAGCAAGCTCAAGGTCGAAGGTGCAAGTATCAAGGATAAAAACCAGATCCCTGCAGCTGGCGATGATCGAAAACCTATAATAATCCCTTTGTCCAATTTCATAACGGAATTCACCATGGAAAGAAACAGCCAAGGCGGTGGGTCCATGGCGCTAATGACCGTGACGTACGTTCTGAATTACCGGCTCCTTTATAAACCGCTCGGAGCCGGAAGAGCACCAAAGCTGGAGAACATAAGCCCTTTGGTAGATTATATAGGACGCTGGTGGGAAGCAATAATTACAATCGATATCCTGGACGGAGCGGTCGACATCGTCCCTGCAGGAATATATAACATGGGAGCGGTGAAGGATCCGGCGGAAAATTTATATTGGGGTGCCGACCTCTCGGTGAGGGTTACGGAATTCATACATTAGGAGAAAACCATGGCGACAGGTAGAACATTAGACAGATACAAGCGAATGTACGCCGGTGGGTATGACCTTTCTGGTTTCAATAGGAGCATTGGCCCAATTGGAATTGAAGTCGAAGAGGCTGACCTTACAACCTGGACGGACCTAGTAAAAGGGTATTTGAAAAACCAGGCCAAGGCAGGAATAGGAACCTTGAACTCGGTATTTGAAAACACACCGACGACCGGCCTTCACGCCGTGATGGGAACCGCAGGAATAAGACGTGACATCCTAGTGGCAATCGGAATTCAAGCTGCCCCAGCTGCCGGTGACCTGGCGTTTATTGGCCAATTCGCTCACGCAGGATACCAGGCGACGAACGATGGCGGAGCCCTTACGGTGACCTGCCCATTCGAAGGATGGGACGCAACAGCACCATTGTCGATAGCGCCGAATTGGGGTATTTTGCTACACCCAAACACAGCTGAAACGGCGGTCAATACAGCGGTCGGTTTTGATAATCCCACAGGCGGAGCGACGGCCCTGGGCGGTCTATTTATGTACCAGGCCCTGGCAGGAAACGGAACTGCTACGCTGAAGGTTCAGGACGCAGCCACGAACACTAATCCTTCATTCGCTGACCTGACTGGAGCGACATCAGGATCGATCGATTGTGCAACCAAACAATCAGGCCTGATAGCGCTCGGAGTCGGAGCGACAGTCCGCCAATTCCTGAGATGGCAAATCGTCCTGGGAACGGCGACAACCGTCACGTTCGTGATTGGATTTGCTCGTGGATAAATTCAATAATTCATGCATTTTTGATTTATGATCAAAAAATTTACGACTACGGTCGACGAGCTGCAACTGATCACCAGGTCGTCGATCGTACAATA